AGCACGAAAAAACGGCCGCAGAAATCCGATAGGGGGTAGGTGCATGGCCCGTACAGGTAGGCCTTCGGTGCCGACTCAACTCAAGATTCTCCGGGGAAACCCTGGAAAGCGGAAGCTGCCGGCAAACGAGCCCAAGCCGCCAGCGACCGGGATTGAGATGCCGGATTATCTCGGCTCGGTGGCCCGCTGTCGATGGCAGGCCATGTTGCCGTTGTTGGAAGCCGTCCGCGTGATGACGCGGGCCGACGTGGAAGCCCTGGCTAGGTACTGCGACACCTACGAGTGGTGGCTTGCCACCCGTGAGAAACTTAGGAAAGAAGGCGACACGTACCCGATCCTGAACGACAAGGGCGAGATCAAGTACATCGCTCAGCGGCCGGAAGTTGCGATAGCCCACAAGTTAGCGGCGCAACTTCACACGTTAGAAAGCGACTTTGGGTTAAACCCCAGCAGCAGGACGAAGCTTGCCACGCAAGTCGAAGTCAAAAAAGACGAGCTCGAAGAGTTCTTCACAGCCCACGGTTAGCCGTCCTGGCATCGACCAGGCTAAAGCCGAGCGTGTCTTCTCGTTCTTTGAGAAGGTGCTCAAGCACTCCAAGGGCCAGACGGCTGGCCAGCCGTTTCTCTTGCTGCCGTGGCAGAAGCACGCCTTGGGCGAACTATTTGGCCGGCTCAAGCCCGATGGCACGCGGCAGCATCGCGTTGGGTACATCGAGATTCCAAAGAAGAATGGCAAGTCCACGCTCTTGGCCGGTATCGCCTTGTACATGCTCGTTGCCGATGGCGAGGCCGGCGCGGAAGTCTACGGAGCAGCCAGCGACCGCGAGCAGGCGGGCATCATCTACCGCGAAGCCGCCTCAATGGTTCGCTCGTCTCCGGCGCTCTCCAAGGTGCTCGAGGTGCTGGACTCGCGCAAGACGATCATTCACCGGGCTAGCAACTCGTTCTACCGGGTGCTGTCCGCCGATGCGTTCCGCGCCGAAGGGCTGAATATCTCGTGCCTGCTGTTTGACGAGTTGCATGCTCAGCGTGGCGATCGCCGGCTGTGGGATGCCCTGCGGTACGGCGGTGCCGCTAGGCGTCAGCCCTTGGTGCTGTCGATCACCACGGCCGGCGAGGCAAACAAGACGCACCTGTGGTACGAGCAGCACGACTATGCTGAGCGGTGCATCGCAGATCCGGCGTTTGACCCGTCTTTCTTTGGGTGCATCTACGCCGCCGACCGCGAAGACGATTGGAAAAGCCCTGATGTGTGGAAGAAGGCCAACCCGTCCATCGGGCACACCATCACCGAAGAGTCCTTTGCCGCTGACTGCAAAGAGGCTGAGAACTCCGCAACGAAGCTCAACGCCTTCCTGCGATACCGACTCAACATCCCCACCACGTCTGATGTGCGGTGGCTGCGGCCCGACCAGGTGGCCGAGTGCATGGGGCCGCACTCCGAGCCGCTTGAGGGCCGTGACGTGTGGTGCGGGCTCGACCTGGCCAGCAACTACGACACCACCTGCTTCTCGGCAGTCTCGCCCAACGATGCCGGCGGCTACGACGTGCATGTGATTGCGTGGGTTCCCGAGCACAACGCTGCCGAGCGTGAGCGGAACGACCGGGTGCAGTATTCCGCGTGGCACCGCGACGGGTGGTTGACGTACACGGAAGGCAAAAGCACCGACTACAAGCGAGTGCGTGCCGACATTCTTGAGTTCTGCCAGAAGCATCGCGTGCGTCGGCTGGCTATTGACCGCTGGAACGCGACGCAGTTGGCCACCGAGCTTGCCGATGACGGGCTTCCGGTGACGCTCTTCGGACAAGGCTTCGCGTCTATGACGGCACCGACTCGCAAGCTTGAGGCTCTTATCGTGGACCGAAAGGTGCGATTCGGCGGAAATCCACTGGTAAGTTGGCAGTTAGGAAACGCTGCCGTCCAAACGGACCCCGCTGGCAACGTCAAGGTGTCGAAGGCGAAGAGCACCGAGCGTGTGGATAGCGTGGTGGCCACGATCATGGCTGTCGGCGTCCACATGGGCGAGAGCATGAAACAAGCCGAGATGCCCGAAATCTCCTTCTGGTGAGGCCGCCGTGATTTCCCAAGCAGATACAGCCGTTCCAGAGATCAAGTGGCTTGAGGGCCGCATGAGCCGCTGGGACGACTTGGTTTCCATGGCCGCTGAGTCTGGCGTACGGATCACGCCAGAGACGGCCATGAAGACGGCGGCGTACTTCGCGTGTGCTCGCGTGATAGCCGAAACGGTGGCCAGCCTGCCGCTCCACCTGTATCGCCGCCTAGACGATCACAACAGCGAGCGGGCCAAGGATCTGCCGCTCTACAACGTGCTAGCCAAGCGGCCCAACGGCTGGCAGACGCGATATGAGTGGGTGGAGCAGATGTGCTTGCACCTGGGCTTCTATGGCAACTCGTACCAGCTGAAGGTGCCGGGCGACCGTGGCAGCGTAGATCAGATTTACGCCCTGCACCCTGCTGGCATGAAGGTGTCGCAGAACGCCGACAAGACGCTGTCGTACCTGTACACAGACCCGAGCACGGGCCGGCAGCAGGCGTACCGCGATGACCAGATCATGCACGTTCGCTGGCTGTCGTTTGACGGCATCAACGGGGAAGTCCCTGTTGAGCTTGGCCGCGACGCGATTGCGTTGGCCAGGAGCCTCGAGCAGTACGCCGCGAGCTTCTATCGCAACAACGCTCAGCCCGGCATTATCCTGCACACCGACCAGGCGTTGCCGCGTGAAGTCCGCGAGCAGCTGCGTGATCAATGGGAAGCCGCCCACCGTGGCCCGGCCAAGGCTGGGAAAACCGCGATCCTGAGCAACGGGCTGAAGGCTGATAGCGTCTCGGCTACCAACCAAGAGAGCCAACTAGCTGAGCTCTGGATGCAGTCACTGCTGGCTATCTGCCGCATCTGGCGGATGCCGCCGCACATGATTCAAGAGTTGGGCCGGGCGACGTGGGGCAACCTGCAGAGCGAAATGGTGTCGTTTGAGAAGTTCACCATTGGCCCGTGGCTGCGACGCATTGAAGGGGCCATTGAGCGTGACGTGCTGCCCGAGGACGGCGACTTGTACGCCGAGTTCTTGGTGGAAGGGCTGCTGCGTGGCGACATCACGACACGCTACGCGGCCTATGAGGTGGCCATCAGAAATGGCTGGCTAATGCCAGAAGAGGTGCGGATGAAGGAGAACCTTGGGCCGATGCCGCAAGGCGACGACTCGCCGGGAGAAGTTGAGGACACGCAAGGCGATGCCGCTGAGGACGTGGCCGAGGTGGCGGATGACACTGGCGAGAGCATGACGCCGGCGCAGCCGGCAGGGAGGTCACTTCCGCAAGTAAGGGGGAGCGAAGATCAACCGCGAGACGAGGCCGGGAAGTGGACTAGTGGCGGCGGAAGTTCTGGCGGTGGCGACAGCGGTAAAGGTGCTGGCGATGCAGGCGGCAAGAGCGCCGGTGTTGAAGATGTCTCTAATATTCGCGGAAATGCTTCGCCAGAAGTTAAGGCATGGGCTGAGCGCAAGTTCTCAGACCCAGAGCACGCCAAGGCTTTCACTGAATGGTTTGGCGACTCAAAGGTTGTTGACGAAAAAGGCGAGCCGCTGACTGTGTACCACGGAACAACGGCCGGGTTTGATCAGTTTGAGCCATCTGTGAAAGGGATGCTAGGGCCAGGCATTTACGCATCTGCTGACAAGGGCGACTACGGCGACTATTCACCATACTCCCAAAAAGACAACGCCCAAGTTTTGCCGCTACATATGTCAATACGGAACCCGCACTACGCGATCGCTGGCGACTTGAAGACTTTTGACGCACCTCCTGGGCACGACGGCACCATCATGCTTGATAAGAGGACGCGAAAGGTTGTCTGGGCAGTGGCTAGAAACCCAGCAGACGTAAAGTCTGCAACTGGCAACAGCGGCACGTTTAACCCTAACGATCCAAACATGAAGCGGCACGCCGCCGCAAGCACGGAGGCTGGCTATGAGTGACGAGCACGAAGACGTGATGGTTTCTGAGCGTGTCGAGCGACGCGATTGGGAGTTTGCCGAGGACGCCAACGTGGCCGTGGAAACGCGGGCCGATGGCCGGATGGTGCTCACCGGATACGCGGTGCGATACAACACGCTGAGCGTTGATCTCGGAGGCTTCCGCGAAACCATCTTGCCCGGTGCCTTCGACAAGGTGCTGAGCCGTCAGCGTGGCAAGCAGGACGTTGTGGCCCTGTTCAATCACGACCCCAACCAACTGCTGGGCCGTACCTCGAGCGGGACGCTTGAGCTCTCGTCTGACGAGAAGGGGCTGCGGTACTCCGTGGCGCTGCCGAGTACGGAACTGGGCCGCACGATCGCTGAACTGACGGCCCGTGGCGATTTGCGGGGCTCGTCTTTCGCGTTCACCGTGGATGCCAAGGGCGAGTCGTGGGCACCCGGCGAGGACGGCAAGCCCCGGCGATCTATCCGCGAAGTGACTGGGCTTTTTGATGTGAGCGTAGTAACACACCCCGCGTATAGCAGCAGTTCGACTGCGATCGCACGTCGAAGCATGAGCGAGTGGCTTCAGTCGCAGGCCGAAGAGCGTTGCGAGTGCCAAGAGGTTCACGCCGAAGAGAAGGCCGCGCCGGTGGCGATTGACGGCAAGGGTATCTCTATGCGGCTGCGTGCTGCACTTCTCCGCACGTTCACTCGCAACTGCGGCACCGGCAATGGTGGATTCGGCCCAGGCAACAGTTGCGGCAAGGGTGGTGGTGGCGAATCTGGCGGCGGTTCCGGCTCCGCGCCAGGCGGGCTAAAGGCACCCAGCAGCAAGCACGACGTAAAGCTCCCCAAGTCCAAGTCTCGTCTGACTATTGACCAATCTAACGCGGCACTCAAGCAGCTGGGCTACAAGGTCGGCAAGAGCGAGACGAAGAAGGTAGGCAAGGGATGGGTCACGATGGTTAACGTCACGGACGGCAGCGGCCACACGGCTAAGCTCACGGCCGACGAAGTCAAAGACCTTGTCTACGACAACAAGAAGTAGGAGCGTGCGTGGCAAGACCCGGTGATTGCTGCCCCCAGTGTGGCAAAGGTCGCATCCGCACTCGAACGAGCCACCAACTTGGCGAGGACCGCCAGGTGCGGTACTTGGAGTGCTCGGCGTGCGACTACAAGGCAAAGGCCATTGTGTCGTCTGACCACATCTGCCGCCGGTCCTTTGTAGATACAAACGACAAGCGAGGCTAATGAGCATTCGTGGCGTAGTGTGAACGGGAGACACGGACTGTCACCGCACACTACGGAGCGCCACGGATGGCCACTCAACTTTCAAAGCTTCAGGACCGGGCCGCTGCTGTGGCCGCCATGCTGGACGAACTCTCCAAGGTTGAGGAGCGTTCCGCTGACCAAGCCGCCGAATACGAGCGGCTTGCTGGCGAGGCCGAGGGGCTGGAGAAGGAGCTCTCCCGCGAGCACGCGATTGCGGAGAAGATCACCGCTCTTCGTGGCAAGGTTGCCGCGACTGCCAAGCCGGTCGAGGTTGCCGCTGTGAATGCGGCTCCTGTCACTGGCCCGTCCTACTCGAGCCGTGCCGCGAAGCACTTCCGCTCGTCGTCTGACGCCGAGGCGTGTGGCCGCTGGATTCGCGGCTTCGTTCTCGGCCGCGCCGAAGATCGTGCGTGGTACTCGAAGAACGTTGAAGAGCGTGCCCTGTCGCCCAACGACAACAACAAGGGCGGCGTTTTTATCCCGGATACGTTTGCGTCTGTCGTGATTCGACTTGTCGAGTCCTTCGGTGCGTTCCCTGCTCAGGCCAACAACCTGACGATGACGAGCGACACGCTCTACGTTCCGCGTCGGACTGGCGGCAACACTGCGTACCACACGGCAGCGAATGCCGAAACGACTCAGACCGATATGGCGACCGACAACGTCATGCTGTCGGCCAAGGAAGTTCGCGTCGGAACCCGCGTGCCCAACCAGCTGATTGACGATTCGGCCATTGACTTGGCTTCGCTGGTGGCCGAAGAGTTTGCCCTGGCCATCGCTCAGCGAATCGACCTTGACGGCTTCGCCGGTTCGGGCGTTTCTGCCAACGGCGGCATTCGCGGCATCCAGTGGCTCTTTGAGAACCAGAGCAACATCGCAACGGCTGCGAACATCTTCAACTCTTCTCAGAGTGCGGTTGCCAACCTGACGGTTGACGATTTCATGTCAGCCATCGCCAAGGCTCCGACCTACGCGATCCAGAGCCCGACGGCTGGCTGGTACTGCACCCCGCAGATGCACGCTCTTGCCATGCAGTCGCTGGCTCTCGGTGGCAGTGGTGCCCTGGCGATGGAGATTGTGGACGGCGTCCGCCGTCCGACGTTCCTGGGCTACCCGGTGTACTTTAACAACGTCATGCGGCAGACCGCCAGCACCGACCAAGTGGTGGCCCTGTTTGGCGACATGAAGAAGTCCAGCCACTTCGCCCTGCGTCGCCAAGTTTCGGTTCGGGCCAGCACCGAACGCTACATCGAGTTTGACCAGACCTATCTTCAGGCCACGTGCTCGTACGACTGCGTTTCGCCGGACACTGGCGATGCGACGACTGCCGGCCCGGTTGTGGCTCTCATTCTCTGATACCTCTCCCGCTCTAGGAAACAGTACCCATGAACCACACCCAGAACACCAAGTCCGTACTGAACATCTCGCCCGGCGTCGCTGGCGTGGCCTCGAATGCCACCCATACCGTCGCCATCGACTGCCTGGGCTTCGACGCCCTGTCGATCGACGTGGCGTACCGCTCGCTGGCAAACACGTCGGCCCCGAGCGTCCTTGGCCTCCGCTTTGCGGATGCCGACGCGGCCACGTCCTACGCGACGGTGAGCGGCCTGGTGCAGGGCACCGACTACACGGTGGCCGCCGTGAGCAACACGGCCGTCGTGAACATCACGCGATTTGAGCTTGGCTCAACCAAGGCTCTCCCGCGATTCGTGCAGGTTCGCGTGACTCCCTCCGCTGATGCGTCGGCGAACGGCACCAACAACGACGTTGTGGTTGCCGCTCGTCTTCACAAGGGCGAGGTGGGCGTTGACTCCGCGACTGACGCAAACGTGACCACGCGAGTGGTGTACGGCGGCTGATAGGTTCTGACGACAACTCCAACCCGAGGAGGAGCCGTGGGCGCGGCGAATCCAGCGGTGGCAGGCGTGCAGCCTGCTACCCTGCAAACCCCTAGCGGGCCAGTGCGGCTGCACTGCGCCATGTCTGTCCCCCGTCTGGGCTGGCAGGATCACATGTTCTGCTGGGCCAGAGGGCTCATTCCGTACGGCATCTCTCCGATCCGCATGGAAGGGGCGTTCTGGGGCCAGTGCCTCGAGCGTGTGCTCACGGACATCGTTGAGCACGACGAGCCAGAGGGCAAGCCTCCGCTCTGGATTCTTACGCTCGATTACGACTCCATCTTCACTCAGGACGCTGTCCCAAAGCTCCTGACGTATGCCGTGGCGAGTGGCTACGACTTTGTAGCCGCTGTGCAGATGAAGCGGCGTACAGATGAACCGCTCTTCACGATGGTGAGCGACGGTGGCGAGCGTATGGCTGAGGTTGGCCGTGACACGTTCATCTACCACAACGTGGTGCAAGCCAACACCGCCCACTTCGGACTGACGATGCTAAGGGCAGAGGCGCTGAAAAAGATGCCTCACCCGTGGTTCATCGGCAGACCCAACGAGGATGGCCGGTGGGAAGACGGGCGGGTGGACGATGACATCGCCTTCTGGCTCGCGGCACAGAAGGCTGGCCTAAAGATTGGCGTTTGTCCGCGTGTGTCCCTGGGGCATGCGGAAGTGTGGATCAAGTGGCCAGATCAGAACATGAAGGCTGCTTTGCAGCACCCTGGCGACTTTTGGGAGCGTGGCGGCAAACCGCCTGACAACGTATGGCAGTGAGTCTTGGCGAGACTGTGAACGTGCGAATGCTCCGATCCTACGGACGCTATCGCACTGGGCAGATTGTGCCAGTGACCGGCGGCCTGGCCAGGACGCTCGAGCTGACGCGGTACGCGGTTCGCGTCACTGCAGAGCCAGCGTTTGAGTTTGCCGTGGCCCCAGAGCCGGCGACTGAGCGGGCCGTGGCCCCGATTGCAAAGGCCAAGCGTGGGAGGCCGAAGCGTGCGTAACTGGGAGCTTCCATCGACCGGCGGACGGTATCGCAGTCTGGCCGTATCCACGGCGAGCGGCAGCGGCGACCGGCCCGTTACTGTTTCCGAAGCGAAGGAGCACCTTCGCATCGTGGACTTCACTGATGACGATACCTACATCGGTGCTCTAGTTGATGCGGCTACTACGTGGTGCGAGGACTATTGCGACCGCACCTTTGCCGACAAAACGTACACCGTGGCGTTCGATGACTTCCCGGCTCTCCGCACTGAGCTACCGCGCCCGCCTGTGCGTCTGAACGCGACTGCCGCGAGCGCCACGGTGACTATCTCGTATGTGGACCAATCAGGAAACACGCAGACATTGACGTGGTCGCAGTCTGGAACGCAACAGTTCCGCCTGGACCGCGACCACGTTCCAGCATTGATTTACCCGCTGTACCTACAGGATTGGCCTGCCGTCCGCCTGGACGATAAGAGCGTGCAGATCACCTACCTCGCCGGCTACGGTGGCTCTGCCAGCGTTCCTACTCCTGCCAAGCACGCCATCAAGATGCTTGTGGGCCACTGGTACGCAAGCCGCGAGGCTGTCGGCTCTGCGGGGCAAGACGTGCCGCTGGGTGTGCATGCCCTGCTTGATCCCTTGAGGTGGAAGCAGTACGCATGAGCATTGAAGGACGCATTGCCATTGACGTTGGTTTCACAGACACCTACACGGCGTCGGTGGTGCAGAGCGTCCAGCGTATTGCCCTCACGTCCACGGACGCCTACGCGACAGGCAAGGTTGCTGTGCTAAGCGGAACAGCATCGACCGCATCGCTGCAAATCGCCTCATATTTTTCCAACCCTACCTACAGGGATGCGTCGGGAAATGTGGTCACGTTTAGCCTTGTGCGGCGAATCATGTTTTCTTGGAGCGGAACAAATCAGCGGACGCTGACAGACTCGGAATACAACAACTTCAAGCTGTTGTCGTCCGCTGGGGCAGTTTCGCTCACTGAGTTTGCCCCCAGCGACACAGTGGCTCCTCTTATCTCCAGCGGAACCGGAACGGGCACCTACACCATCGTTCTCTACGGCACATGACGCATGCTTCGCTCTGGCACCATGGATAACCTGGCGGTTGTTCAGACTCCAACGGAGTCCGCCAACGCCATTGGTGAGCCAATCCTGACGTGGAGCACGTTTGCCACCAGATGGGTTGCCATATTGCCGCTCAGCGGAAATGAGCAGATTACGGCCCTGGCAAATGAGGGCAACGTCACGCACCGCATCCGCATGCGGTACACGGCAGGCATCAAGCCGAAGATGCGGCTGGTGAGCGAGGGCCGCACGTTTGAGATTATGTCTGTGGTGGAGCGTGGCCGCCGCGAAGAGCATGAGCTTATGGCGTCGGAGGTTGTGGACTGATGGCCAAGTTCGCCACCAGCGTAGAAGGCGTGGAAGACATCCTGCGTGGCTTCTCGCGGCTGTCCAAGGGCGTGCAGCGAAAGTACCTCGGCTCAAGCGTCCGCGAAGTCGTCAAGGGTGCTGTGCCAGAGGTGAAGGCACTGACGCCAAAGGGGCCGACTGGCAACCTGCGGCGTTCGGTGGGGCTCAAGCTTGAAAAGAAGAAGACCACCACGGCAGTGGGCCTGGTTGGCTATCGCAGCAAGTCTGGTGGCAACAACCGCGAGCTCGGCTTTCACGCCTTCTGGGCAGAGCAAGGCACAAGGGACCGCTACCCCAAGAGCGGAAAGGCGCTCAAGATCCCGATGCGGTATGCCAAGAAGTACGAATACCTCAAGGGCAAGGCGTCGCTGATTGGCGGCGACGACGGCGGGACAGTGTTCTTTAAGAGCGTGCGTGGCTACACGGGCAGCGGCAGGTTTCAGCGGTGGGCCGACCAGAATCTGCCACGGCTCAAACAACAGTTGGTCGGAAATCTGGAAAACAACCTGTCTAAGGCGATTGCCGAAGAAGAGCGCCGGATTATCCGCCGCAAGTACGGGAAGAAGTAATGCCAGCCGTCACCTACATCGACGAAGTTGTGCGGCAGACGCTGTCGGCTCAAGCCGAGATAGCAGCCACTATCGGCTCGAGGATTTACTCCACACAGGCACCGCAAGGCACGGATTTGCCGTGCATCGTCTACGCCCAGGACAACGCTTCGCGTGGGCCGTTTATGCACATGCGGGGCATGACAGGACTGGCCCGCGTCACCTATCAGATTTCGTGTCTTGGCACGTCGCTGATGGACGTGCGAAACCTCTCTAGGGCCGTCCGCGTCGCCCTACAATACAAGCAGAATGCGGCCATTCGTCTTGCTGTTGTCAAAAACGACGACGACACCACGGAACCGCAGGGCGGCGGCGAGCAGCTGCCCATTTACCGCACCGATTTGTCCGTAGAAATCACGTACCAGGAGCCGTAACAGATGGCTATCGACATTGGGCAGGGAACGTACGTCAGTTTTGGCACCGTGCTGCACTCGGCGACGGGCTACAAGATTACGGGCGTAAGTCACAGCGGCGTGAGCCGTGCCGTGGCTGACGCCACCCACATGCTGAGCTCTGCAAAGGAGTTCATCGGCAGTGCAGTTTATGACCCCGGCGAGCTTTCCGTTGAGGTGCTTTTTGATCCGTCGATCAACATCAAGACAGACCTCACCGCCGTTTCGACCAACCAAGTGGTCACTGTGTACTGGGCAAACGGCAACACTGCTGTTAGTCAATGGACTGCATTCGGTTATCTGTCTGCATTTGAGGCTTCGTCCGCAATGGAAGACATGCAGAGCGGTACGCTCACCATCAAGCTGAGCGGCACGCTTAGCTAATCTTGCTAGGAGGCGCGAATGGCTCTTACTCGTGACCAGATTAAGGCCAAGCGTGGCGTACGCCAGCGTGTGGCCGTTGAGGTGGCAGAACTTGGCACCGTCTACGTGGCGAAGTTCTCAGCCAAGGACCGCGACCGCTTTGAGCAAATCGTCACCGGCGGCAAGGTGGGCGGCAACGTCAACCTTGAGAACGTACGTGCTCGTTTTGTGACGCTTGTGTGCGTGAACGAAGACGGCAGCAAGATGTTTGAGGATGCTGATTCCGAGTGGATTGGCGAACTTGATACGGACATCGTGCAGGCCATCGTGGATGCCGGCTTTAAGCTCAATGGCATCGGCATCAATGCCGTGGAGGAGGCTGCGGGAAAATAGAACGCTCGCCGGTGCTCGCGTTCCTATACCGGCTGGCGTTGAAGCTCGGTGAGTGGAACGTCGATGGGCCGGGCGGGCTGGCTGAGCAGATGCCCGTGGATCAACTTTACGGATGGATGTGCTACTACCTGCTCGAGCCGTGGGGTGACGAGTGGCTGCGTGACGCGGTGCAGATAGCGAACCAATACAACGCCAACCGCAAGAAAAACTCACCGGCCAAGAAGGCCGAAGACATCATGCCGGTGCCGAAGAGGGCACAAACACCAGACCAGATACTGAACGTACTTAACGCGATCCATCGGTGATGAATGGCACAGAACTTCGGTCGCGTAAACGTCAGCATCACGGCTAGTACGGGCGGGCTCACTGCTGGCCTAGCGTCCGCCGGAAAGCAACTCTCTGGATTTCAGCAGGCCGCATCGTCGTCTGGTGATACGTTTTCTGCGCTGACGCAGGCCGGCGACGACGCAGGCGTTATGTTCAGCGACGTGTCAGGGCTGTTTGGAACGTTCGGCTCGTCAATGCTTGCCATGGCGAAAAACGCCGGCATCGCCACGTTCGGCGTCAAAGTCCTGACTGCAGCCATCAAGACGCTGCTGCTTCCGCTGGCTGTGATTGCCGCAGTCACTGCACCCTTTCGTGCCATCGCCGAAGCAGCTGGCCGGCTGGACGATGCCGGAAGATCTGCAGAGCGTCTGGGCTTGTCTATCGGCATGTTTCAGACGTTGTCGGCGGTGGCCGATGAGGTTGGCGTCAGCGTGTCGTCTGTGTCGTCAATATTGACGAAAATGCAGATGACTTTGGTGAAGGCTGCAGAAGGCGCAAAGCCCGCCGTCAAAGCATTCCAGACGCTGAAGCTAAATCTGGCGGGACTGCAGGGCATGGCCCCCG